CTGTATCTTTGACTAAATTCTTGAAAACAAAAGCTACGATGTCTAAGAATTTGTGCGGCAATTGCTCTTGAGGTAACAATTTGAAATGTTAAGCTTACTTGTTCAAAAGGAGACCAGTGTTTATGCTTAATAAGATATGCCAATAATCTTGGTGCTGTTTCTGTATTCATCTGATTGGATGGATTAGAAACTCTAGCAATATAACTAATTAAATCTTCTGCTGATAAAATTCCTTCTATTAAGGGTTGTGTTGCACTTATTAATTTTACTTCCATGACAATATTATATTCTATTATGAAAATAAATCAACTAAATCTGTATGAGTTTCTAATGTAACTTGAGGAACATTCCATCCTATGCAATCATATAGCCTTTCTACTGGTGGTAAAACGCTTTTATCAAACATCATTTTATGATCTACCTTGAAAACATCATTAAGTTCATGTGGAAAATCATATAAAAATGACATAGATTTAAAATTAAAAGAATTTTTCATTGGATAAAACCATTTTATTTTAACACCACTTGTTATAGATTCATATTTTACATCCAAATTAAAATGTTTTAGCATATTATTAAAATGAATAGCACCTTTTGCATGAACTGGTGTTCCTAAACCAATTTTACCATCATCTCCAATTTTATTTTCTTGCTTTTTTAAATCTGAAATTCTACTTCTAAAAGAAATTTCTTCAATTGGAAGCTGGCAGAATTTTTCATATGCATCTTTAAATATTTTATCGGAAGCTTTTTTATCTTGTGAAAGAATTGCAAGTTCTATAATATCTCTAATTAATTTTTTGGTAGAATCGGAGAAAGAAGATCGTACAACTTCAACTCCAACATATTTAAATGGTTTTTTTGCTACAACTCCTTCAGATTCTAGTACATGCATGATGTATCTTTTCTTTTCCATAAAGACAGCAACATCACATACAGCTTCTTGTTTAAAAATAAATCTGGGATCAGTTGATTTAAGATCAATTTTTGCCCATTCAACAATTTCTTTATTTAAGTAATCACCAATATCCTTAATGATTACACGAGCTTCATCAGTAATAGTATTATTTTCCAATAAAGATATGTTTAAATGATCTAAAATAGGCTGAATGGAGAAATAAGCACTATCAGTATCTCCATATTTGTATATGTCTTTCTTATCACAGTTTAATCCCTTTGTCTTTGCATAATCATATACAATATCAGAAGCCTGTTTAACTACTGATTGACCCGTTAAAGTAATACTTGCAGCATGATCGATATCATAAAGAGGAGAATATTTCTGTCCAAATACTCCATAAATAGAATTTAATAAAATTTTATAAACATATTGAATAGTATCTAAATCCAAAATACGTTCTTCTATTTTAGCAAGTTCATCTTTATCTTTAATCTTAGAAGATTCTTTCTCTAATTTGATCATTTTATTCTTTGCACTGACTCTCTCACTATATAAACGATCAATAAATTTAGGAACTACACCTTTAAATTTCTGAGTATATAAAATATTATGTTTTGAAATAGAAAGTTCTTCCTTCTTTACAAGTTTATTGAATTTTTCCTTTTCTAAAGTTACAGTCTTTCCATTTGAAAGTTTTAAAGTATAAGAATTGTTTTCTTCTAATGATATTTTACCAATTTTTGTCTCTGGAGACACATTTAGAGATATAATTGTGTTAGGATATAGGCTATTTGCGTCATAACTGACCACAGATTTGCTCAAACCACGTTCAGGCTCATGAACATACCCTCCAACATAATCTGTAATACCTTCGTCAATTTTGAAGGTTGGAATTATAAGATTATCCATAGAGGCTTGGTGGGCAATTGCACCAGTAATCATTGATACTTTTCCTAAAGACTGCTCAAATGGAATGAATCCTTTATAAGAAAGTGTACGAATCAACTTTATATACTTTAACTTTTCATCCAATTTAACTAAAAGTCTTACGTCTTGAATGTTATAATCAACAAATTTATTCCAATCAGTATCGGAAAGTGTTGATAAACTTGTTGCTCCGATATTAACCTTTGTTTCACCTAATTCATATTGTCCAATGTAACCTAATGAATAAGATTCTCTATCACTTCTTGCAAAAGATTTATATACTTCCATATAATCAATGCAACTTAATCCTCTAATATACCAACGATTAACTTGTTTTCCAAATTTATCAATTCCAACATTTTCTCTATAAAAAATTTCGTTTACAGGAGATATTCTTCTAGCTTCTTCCTCTCCGAATATTCTATTTAAGCGATTCATGATATATGGAATATCAAATCCTCCCGAATTCCATCCAACTAACATATCAGGTGGATCATTTTCCCAAAAAGTTAAAAACTTTTGAATCAATTCTACTTCTGTTTTACAATGAAAATATTTTACATTTGATTCTGATGTTGTATAAGGCTTCATTCCCCATGTATAATATTTTTCATCTAGGGTATTATAAATTGTAATCAGATTAATAGGATCTACTGCCTTCTCTGGTACTGGAAATCCATTTGTTGAATATGTTTCAATATCGAAAAAATAAACCTTTAATGGAAATTCTCCAAAGTTAGGATTATCTATTTGGTCTTTATATGTACTAAGAAGAAATTCCTGTTCACAAGAAATATTATGAAACAATCTCTTTATTGGAGTATCATTTACAAATTTGTTTCTCTCAAATTGACTCTTAAAGGTAACTTTTTTTAATGGAGTATTAAAAATGGATACCGCATCCGTTGCTGTATGTGACTCTATATACAGATAAGGCTCATAACTGGTTTCATAAGATACACGATTACCATCTTTGTCCCAAGTCCAAAGAGTAATTTTCTGTTCTCTTCCGTTATAATATATATTTCTCCAAGCCATTAAGAGTATTATACTCTTTGTTCGGGGTTATTTGCAACTAAAATCTTTGATTTTTCATTTCTTTCTTTAGAACCCCATGCTGTTGTATATAAAGCCTCATATTCATCCAAATGATCCTCTAACCAAAGCGGTTCTGTAAATGCTCTAGCCTTTTTAGATAGTTTCATATAACGATCTTGATCAGAAGTAATATATTTCAATTGATCTATAAGATCTGCTCCATTTTTAAATGTAAATTCTGCACCTTCGTATGTACAAATGTCTTGATATGTACCCGGAAGACCAAATGCACCTGCTTCAACCATCTTAATATTGCTCTTGGATTTGTTGAACACATTATCTTCAAGTGGTGCAAATACAGCATTGCATCCAATATCATATATGCTTTTTGGAAGATCCATTAAAGGAGACCAATCAACATATTCCATTTCTCCATTGTCAATAAATGGTTTTACTGCAAGTGGATATGCTCCTTTCCATACAAATCTAAAATCTTTACGAGCTTTAATTATATCGTCTATAACATGTGTAAAATCATCCTTCATTCCATTTTTATTTGCTACATCAATATGTGTGCCAGATCCTGCATAAAGAATTCTAGGACGCTTTTTATTCTTTTCGTATAAATCTTGTATACGTTTTCTATCATAAAACCTATCCAACCAGAATTTAGGTGGATAATTTGGAATGACTGTAATATTTTTATTGCCAGTTTTATTGATATAATAATCTTTCATATACTGACATGTAACAGTGATTTCATCCATCATTCCCATGATTTCTAAAATACTATCAATAATGTTTTGATCTACAAATGCTTCTTTACATCTGTTATAATCTGGAATATCATCCTTGAAAACAATATCATCAACCTCATAAATAAGTCTATATCCCATTTGAGGTTTAACTTTTACTAATTCTTTGATGAATGCATTTTGCATTGGAGTTGCTTGTCTCTGCATTCTAATTGCTTTAAGTCCTTGATAAAATCTTAAATCAAGTACCATGCAAGTAAGACCAGAAATACATGCTTTTTGATAACTATTCAATGCAAATTCGGGCCAAATCATTCTCCAGAAACCACATCCACCGTAATCAGCATAATAATTAAGTGCTCTTGGGAGATTTGCCTCTGGCATTTCAACAGGAGGTGCAGTAGGAACCTTAATAGGTGTTGTAGTTATATAACTATATGTTGGCATTCCAACTGGAAGATTCCGAGGAGCATTAGGAATACCTGTTTGAATTGGTTTATATTCAAAAACAATACTATTATTGTTTTGTGGAGGATTATTTTGTGGAGAGCCTTTTATTTTAATCATCTGGATAGATATTTTATCTTATATATGAAATAATTCAAGAAGCGATTGAAGTATTTCCATCAATTTTCTTTAAAAGAATAACATTATCAAAGGTTTCTTTAATAGCTGCTTTATTATGAGAGACAATATAAATTGATTCTTTATATTTTTCCGATTTTTCTCTTAAGATTTCCATTATTTTAGTAATTCCATTTTCATCAACAGCACTATCTAACAATTCATCATACATACTAAGATTAAATGATACTCCAGTTTGTAATCTTAATATATCTTGGAACATAAAGAGAATGGCTATATCAATTCTTTTCCTTTCTCCACCACTAAAATTGAAATAGGAACATTCTTTTCCTTGATTATTATAAATGGTTTCCTCAAATGTTTCATTAAATTCACAAGTACATGGTGCATCTAATCTTTTAAGGTAATAATTAAGTTGTGAATTAAGGACAGAAAGCATTTTTTTAACAATAAAAGTTTTTACACCATCTTCTGATACCACAAACTTTGCATTTTCAATAATCAATAGATTTTTTTGTAATTCTTCTATATCTGTTTCAAGCTTTTTAATATTTTTTTCAGAATTTTCAATTTTTAAATCATCCTTGAAGGTTTCATTTTTAATTTCTTTTATATTTTCCTTATATTCATTGATTTTTTCTAATAGTATTTTTATTTTCTGTTCGTGTAATGAAGATTCGGAAATACTTTCATTTATTTTTTTAATTTCACTCCTATTATTATCTATTTTTTCGTTAATTTTACTTGCTAAGTCGGATATTTCATTAGCTTTTTTCTTACAAGCTTCATATATAGGAGTATTAATGTTGATTATATCATCCAATTTTTTAAGTTCAGCTTCAATATGAGCCAAATCATCCTCGCAGTATTCTCTATTACATGTTGGGCATGTATTTCCCTTATCTAATATCTTTTTCTTTTCTTTTTTTGCTTGTTCTATTGAAGAATATACTTCGGATCTTTTTTCTCCAATTAAAACCGAATCTTTATTAGAATTTTTTAATAATTCTCTTAGTTTTTCTATCTTATCTTCGTATGTTTTAATTTGATCCTTTAAATCAGATACATTTTTTATATCTTTTTCTTTTAATTGTTTAAGATCATTCTCTGAAATTAATATTTTTGATTCAATAGAATCAATTCTACCTTGCTTATTTTCATCAAAATGTTCTTTATTATTCTTTAAAATTTCTAAAATACGTTGTTCATTTATAAAATCCTTACCAACTAAATCATTTTCTTTCTTTTTGTCATTATAATCTGATCTTATCTTCAAAAGCATTTCACCAAATATGCTTAAGTTTAAAATACCTTCTACAAACTTTCTCTTGTCTATCTTTTTCTGTGCCATAAATGGAACAGTATTATTTGCAGTCATAATAACTGCATTTTGAAATACTTCTTCATTAGCTCCTATAAGTTCTTTAATAAAAGCATCATTTTCTGGCATTGTTGAATGAGTAATATCATTACCATCACAAATAATAGAAATTTTTGTTGGTTCGATGGAACGAGTTATTAAGTAATTTTTAATAACTGAATTACTTTGTACCGAAAAATCTAAAGTAACTTTACAATCCTTTTTAGTTTGATTGTGTATAATGTTATCTTTTTTAATATCTCTAATAGTAGAGCCAAATAAACACCAATAAATTGATTCTATAAGAGAACTTTTACCTACACCATTACGTCCTCCATTGTCTAAGTTTTCTCCAGTTATAAGATTAATTCCTGAATTAAAATTTAACTTTACAGATTCTTTACCAATAGATAAAAAATTTTTAATTTCTATTTTATTAAAAATAATGCTGCTCACAGATATCAATTATACTATTTTTAATAAAAATATCAAGTTATATTATCTATGATTTCATCATTAAAAAACTGTAATGTATTGTTTATATTTTTTCTATATATAATTGGAATTATACCGCAATTTCCTGAATGATTTATTATTATATCACACTTAGAAATAATACGCATTATACTTTCAAAGTTTAATGCCCATTCTTTTTTATTTGAATCGGGTTTAATATTAGAATCAATATTATCATTAAATATCATTTCTTCAAATACAAAACTAATATCTTTAAAATGGTTTAAAAATCTTTCCTTAGCACTTGCTTCATCAGTTTGAATTAATATTCTATAACCATTTTTATATTTTTTTTCTATAATTTCTATCCATTTATCTACTGGAGATAATTTTGTTTCTTTCCATTTATCATTTCCTCTGTGTAAAATTGCTATAGTTTTTGATAAATCTATATTATATTTTTTAATTAAATTTTCTGTAGTATTATTAACATAATCCGAAGGTAAAAAATAAACATTTTCTATTGGAATACAATTTTTAAAATCAAAATTATTATATTTTATAGAAGTAGGACATCCAAATTCATTTGTAAAATTACAGTTTATTTGATTTAATTTTGATAAATCGGTTTTATATAATAAAGGATAATAATCTTCTGTATAATTATTTTTATACCAATATAATGTATTTTCTAATGATATTTTTTGCGGAATAATATTATTTGATATTAATCTATAAAGGGATACTCTTAAACAATTTATACAAGAATAAAATCCTGATTGATGGATACCATAAAGAGTTTTTGTTTTTTCATCATATGATGAATAATGTAAATTAATCATATATTTTTAATTTTTAACATAACTTGTTTAACTGCCATCCACATATCAAGATATGTATAAGTTGCAAGTCTTCCAACAAATATAACATTTTTTTCCTTTTCTGCAAGCTCTTTATATTTGGCATATGTCTGTAAACCTTCTCCCCAAGGTATAGGATAAAATGGAATATCCCCTTCTTCACATTTTTTAGGAATTTCTGAAGTTATAATTGTATTTCCACTATGATTTTCCGAAAAAAAGCTATGATCATATATTCTAGTAGCAGACTTAGTGTTATTATTTTGATTTATAATAGCTTATTCTTGCTTATTAGAAGACATTTGATGAATAAGATTCAAAGAACGATATGGTAATTTTCCATAACAATAATTAAAATATTCGTCTATCTTTCCTGTATAAACCATTAAATCAGAAGGATAAGATTTCCAATATTCATCTTTACTTTTTAAAATAACTGTAAAGGGTTTTAACATTTTTTCCATCATTTTAGTATAACCATATTTTGGTAAACATTGATACTTTTCTCCCTCGTACCATGTAGGATCTTCACAATCTTTTGTTTTAGGAATTCTATTAGTAATAGATTTTGGTATATCTTTAAACTCAACTCCCCATTGTTTTTCAGAGTAATCTTTAAAAATAATATCTACAATTTCTTCTTGTGTTAACTCTTTGCCAATTTCTTTAATTGTTTTTTTACTATAAGGCAAAGATATTAAACCTAATTTTGTGTTTCCCTTTGGTTTATTTTGATATGGAATCCATTCTGTATAACGGCTTAAAAATTCAAAAACTTCATCATCATTTGTATGAAAAAGATGAGGACCATAATTATGGACTAAAGTTCCAGCTATATTGCTATCATAACAATTTCCTCCTATATGATTCCTGCGATCATATATGGTTACATTATATCCTTTTTCTTTTAAAAGAATTGCTGCTGTAATTCCAGATAATCCACATCCTATAACTTTTGCTGATTTCATCTTTTAATAATTTCTAATAACATTTTGGCTCTTTGGAAATATGTATGGTCTTTTTTTGCTCTTTCATATCCCGCAATTTCTACTTTTATTCTTTCTTTTTCATTATTTAAATAATAAGAAATTTTTTCATCCAAATCGTTCAAGTTTTCATAAACAATAATTTCTTCATTTATTTTGAATAGTTTTTCTAAATTTGGGGTATTGTTAGTTAATAACAAAGTTTTACAACCTGTAGTTTCAAATGTTCTATAATTAATATCATCTGATATGTTTTTATTAAAATGTATTTTATAAGA